TCAGCACCATAGGGCTTTTCCACTGAGGGGAGGTTAACCAAAGGTTTAGCGTGTTTAAACCGCATAGTGTTAGTCATGCCAGCCACACCAGCTTCTAGGTATCCATCTACCTCACACTCTAGGAACGCCTTGAGTATCCCGATTCTGTGAGTAAGAACAGAAAGACCATCCAGAATAGAAACAGCAGGATCGTTAACAGCCAGCTTCTTAACTGACGGGCATAGTTCCCCATCTTTCCTGACTTGTTCGATCTGTCTTTCATCACCATTAGCCTCTCTTACAAACTTAAATGTTCTGGGTTGCCAACCAATACTAAACAGCCAATCCTTAATCTGGGACACCGAGTTAGGATTACCTCTCTCTTCTCCCGTCTGTACAACAAAACCCTGTACCGTCTCAGGCTGCTTGTACTGCTTCCTCAGAGCCTCAAAGTTCTCCCCGTGACTGCTTAGGCTACCATCCTTACGATACATCACCTTGGGCCTGTTTTGCACCTTAGTAAGTACATGACGGGGCATAGCATTAGCTAGTTGTTCTACCTTGTCCTCTTTCATCCCCTGCCACTCAGCAAGGTGCATACTAGCTTTAGCAACATCTAATTTCCACCGTAGGGCCTCCTGTTCCCTAGCGCAGTCTAACTTGAATGTGATGTAGTCGATAAGTCTCCACGCTTCACTGTTCATATAGTTTCTCCAATTTCCGCTTTAGGTCTCGCCACAGGCGTACATTAATCTTAACATCTTCTTCACAACGATGGGCGTACTCTTCTTTGGTTAGACCTTCCCAATCATCTACCTTGGGCTTAGGTACACCATACTCTTCTCCATACAATGCAAGACCATGCTTTGTCCTATTGTGATGTAAGTACCAGCTTAACCCCAGTGTATCTACTAGCTTGGCCTTGACCTTTATACCTAGAACCTTTTCCACTGCTGGTATATCAAAGCGTACAATGTTATGTCCAGCTAAGGCTAACGTATGATCCATACTGTACTCCAAGAAGAAGTCACGCATTTCATCGTAGTCAAAGATAGACCTTGGCTCATCCATAGCTGCTGTCTGATACGACAACACATGTATCTTAGTCAGCTTGTCTAACAGTCCATCTGTTTCTATGTCGAATACTGTCTCTGCCATTAGTAGACCTCTGTCAATGTAAACGTATCACTGTTAAACTTCATTCTGCCAGCCCGTCCTTCTTCACTGCAAGGGCGGTTTTTTTGTACCGTGATGTATGTTGTGTTTCTCTCGTCAATGTCTTCTGCTTCTTTATCCCTAGACAGATCAATGATAACACTGGCACGTTGTCCTATCATTTTACAGTACTTAGGGTCTCCATCTTCATTAGTGTGAGCGATAGTCACAATGCCCACATTTAGCTCCGCTGATAGCTTAGAGAGCCTTACGGATAGATCAGCTAGTAACTCCTCCTTAGACGCCTCTGATCGTCCAGCCACAACGTCTTGGATAGGTTCAAAGAACACATACTTGCATCCACATGCCTGACTAAAGAAACGTATCTGATCACATAGTTCATCAGTACCTTGACCATCACCTAAGTAGAACTGATAGAAGTTCTCGTCTTTGGCTATCTCCTTGATTGCGCCTATAACATCCTCATGTCTCCCCTTGTCATCAATCAAGTCCCGCCTAGTTAGGTTATCCTGTAACTCATACGACACAAGACCAAGTAGTGATCTTAGCTTAGTCTCCTCTAAGTGCCATGCAGCAATAGGAACCTTACGCTGTAGCATGTTGTATTCCAAGAAACGCATAACCTCAGTCTTGCCTATGCCAGTAGGTGCCTTAATCACTGTAAAGTGTCCCTGCATTAGCCCCATGATCTTATCATCTAAGTCAGTGATACCTGTAGGAACATATACATGGTCTGGTGTGTCGTTGTATAGTGATAGGAACTGATCGGCAGTGTTTAATATATTCTCAGGAGTGTACTTAGATGCGTTCCACCATGCACTCTTGAACTCTGCATGTGCATTGTCCTGTAGGAACTCATTAGCATCCTTATACTTGTCGTGTGGTACTCGGTATACCTTATTAGGAAACAACTTAGCCACACGATCAGCTAAGGCATTACCAGTATCATCATTATCTACTGATAACACAATCTTCTGGAAACTATCTAGCCATTCCTTGCAGTTCTCCCACAGCTTCTTAGAGGGACTACCAGATGGTAATGACACGACAGGGTTGATGTACTGACTCTTCATCATCTGTGCTACGGATAGGGCGTCTAGTTCCCCCTCAGTAATGGTTACAGTCTTAGAACAACCAGCGGTAAACATATTCATACCAAACAGTTCATCCCCCTTGAACCCGTCCTTAGTGTAGAAACCTTTCTCATGTAAGGTACGGACCTTAATTCCACCACTGGGGTATATGTACTCTTGTCGACCATCATATGTCTTAACATTGAAGTCCTCCATAGTACGAGCATTAATCCCTCGGAGGGGTGTATAACGACCATCACCATCGGTCTCTATTCTCTTTGGTGTGAAAGTCATCACTTCTCCCCTTTCTACTGTTGGATATTTATCTCTAGCCCAATCGTATGTCTCACCCCTTGAGGGATAAGACTGATCACAAGCGTGGCACTTCCCGCAACCCTTAGCCTTATTAAAGCTAAAGGCATCAGAGGAGCCACACGACACATATGGGCAGGGCTGGTGTGGTACTTCTTGGTTCATGTGGCTCTCCTTTAGTTTAATCTTTAGTAGTCAATTCGTCGGCATAGTAGTCTGCGGGTAAAAGTTGTCCTTCATCTACAGACACAGAACCCTTTAAGTAAAGTTGTGCCGTAGTTTGAAAAACAAACTGTTTCTTTTGTAGTGCAGCCGCCATGTCAACACGTTTCTCCCAAGCAGCAAAGGTGGACTCAGGATAAGTCTTAACTGCCCACCAAAAGGGAACATAAGTGTCTACCTCTTTGCAGTAAGTCGGGGAATTTAGTTCTTGTACTACATCATTACTGGCAAACGACTGACTGCGAATTTGCGTAGCCTTCACACTGCTAAGGCTTTTTGCACCAGCCTCTATTACATCTTTCGGAGTCTTACGGTTGCCGTAAAACTTAAATACTGAACGCTCACGCATTTTTTCAATAGCGAAGTCGAATAGGTTCTGTTGATTTGTCATTGTCGGGTTCCTTAATTTAGTTGCTGTTTAGTGGATTCGATAGGTAGGTCTTCACAAAGTTCACCCAAGATGTCTGCCATCTTATGAAGTGCTTCAACCTTTAGTCCAAGAGGGTCTGGATACATGAAAGCTACAAGTTCCCTCTTTATGTCTCTTTCGTCAAACTTTGTACATAATGTCTCCATAAGTCCAACAAAAGCTGGGCCAACATTACGTATGTCAGTTTCTTTATTGCTTCTAGCGATTGCGTTTAGGTCAATCACATCAGGTGGAACAGACATATTAATAGCCTCCTTTTGTTTTTTTTGTCTGTCCTTTACGAACTTCTTAGCCTCTTTGTAGCCTTCTAGTGTTGTAGCTTTCTCCGCTAACTCGGGGTCAGACATGATTTCTTTGCGGTCTTTCTCCCATCGGTTGACGGTTTCACGGCGAACACCAAGAGCATCAGCGTGTTCTTCTTGAGATGGAACCGATGTGACATTTGTAACAACGGTAGAGTTTTGCTTTAGACTGTCTTCTCGGTTACGAAAACCCAAAGCCTCAGCACTTTTTGCGTAGTAATACTCCTTTTCTTGGCTGTTAAGGTGACGACGAGCGACATTCTCACAGGTAACATATGAAATCGCATCTTCTTTAGTACCTTGAAACTCTACAAATACTGGGCCAACACCAGCTTTTAATGCAGCCTCGTATCGGTGACGACCATCAAGGATTTTACCTTCATATGTGGCAATCGGACGATCTAACCTGAAACCATTACATGCTATATCGTTGGCAATATCGTCTACCGTCTCAGGCTTATGTGGCAACCATAAACAAATCTCATGGTACTGCCAATCTGGTTTATCTGACAACATTTTATCTACCCATTCATTATCTTCTACAACTTCCATATTTACTTCCTTTATTATTAATAGTCTTTAGAAGACCTCTGTAATTACCTATAGCAACATTTTATGCTACCACCGCCAACTAGCTGCCTATATTAAGGTTGTCTGTGACTTTTTTGATACACCTTTCTATCCTACGCCTTATGTCTGTGTCGTTAGTACCCCATATAGTTGCTAAATCCGATATTGTTTTCTCTTTAAGGTATCTACTAGACAATAATTCCCACTCGTCCTCAGAAAGTACATTCTTAGCAGCCCTAATCACGCTTAACAAGTCTTGTTTCTTCTCATATATGACTGCTGGATCAGACTCTTCATCAATTATATTAGCACTTTCTATCGGTATACTGGTGGACTTGATAGACTGTTGCAATTTTTCTACACCTTCTTGGTTCATGGTTGTGTTGTACTTTGTATCCCTTGCCAATGACCTAGAAGTCTCATGCAGGGGTACTTTGACAGGCA